AATATCGGAGAACAGACAAAATTTTCTGATTATACTTAGACTCTAATTGGTTGTAACCCATCTGGTAATCCATTAGGTATCGTTTCTTTTACCTAAAGATCCTAATTCTGGAGCAATTACAGAGACTGATGCTACTACAATCCCTTGCTCTTAATTCGTAACTAAATATGCATTCCTAATTTATGTAGTTCCTAAGTTCAACTGTATTCGCATTTTATTGGATAGTTTACCACACCCCGCTTCTGGGAGTACTTTTCCAATGGATACAGTGTTTGCTAACTAAATATACGAAGCCCTAATTGCCCGTCGGTTGAACTTCCCTTGTGCAGCCTCATTAATCAACACACGTGCTTCAGAACGGTTAATAAGAGTCAGCGCAATCACCTTTGCCTTACCAAGCATTCTTGCGGCCGTGCCACTAGTTTGGAGTTTCCTAACAATCTTCTCCAAGAAATCATCTGGGTCCATCTTTGCCAATCTACTCCTCTGGAATTCATTGATAACTGTCAACGGTGCAATCACATCTGCCATAGAAACCTCTTGGGTTGACGTAAGCCTCCTCACAACGTATTTTAAGAACGGGTTGCTTGATTTAGCCATAACGTAATCCCTAGCAGAGTTCGCAAATCTCCTGCTATTTAAGTTTCTGAAGACAGATCTGATTGCAGTTGGAGCCCTTAGAATTTCCTTCAGAGTCATCTCCCTAACCCCTGCGTTAAGAATCTTGTTAACATAGTCTGCTTTGGCTCTATCACGGAAAATCACCATCCGGATGTTAGCCAAGCAGGCAACAGTACTGTTGAAAGCTGAGTTAGTTGACAATCCATAAAGCGAGTTCACACCAAAGCCAGCAAGTGAAGTTGGGAATAAGCACCGGAATGCCAAGTCATCTTTCTTAAATGCATCCCAGTTGTACTTTGACCATTTTACAAGAGTCATAGTGAACTCCCAAAGATATGCCCAATACGCAAGTCTATGGTCTGACCCACTCTTTATAGCACCCCTAGCAGATGCTGAAACAGCTTCAAGCTCATCAGTCAGAGTTGGGACTGGGGCATCTTCCACTTTGCCAATTCTCATAAAAGCCTTTGCACCTGGAGTTACTTCAATCCCATCATAAAAGACTCTATTTAAGTACTGGCACATCACCTGGCTAACAAATGTCTTGTCCCAACTTACCTCAAGGCCAAATGACATGTAAATCTTCTCAATTACAGAGACGGCCATCCTAACACGATCATGAAACCTGTCATGTGGAAAATATAGCTTGAGAAGGCCATCATCAATTAAGGCCTCTAAGTCCGCTGCAACATTCTTTGCTACCAAGCCTAACTGCTTTAGCTTGTAAACACAGTAGCCCATAACTTCTGCATGCATGACTGTGTTCATACGAGCATTGAACCCCTCAAGATCATTCCCTTCTAGCTTCCACCTATCATCCAGGCCGAACAAATCCATGACTACCTCGTTAGTTTCAAAGATATCAAAAGTAGGCATAATGTCATCCTCACCAAAGCAGTAAGCCCATGTTTCGTATTGAAACTTCTTGAATTCTGGTGACATCTTGGGTGAAAAAGCTGCCAAGTCGAAAGAGATCAAGAGTTCTTCAAACTGGACACTGAGTGTTGATGCCATTGCAGTTAAGGAAGCGTTCAAGTCGATATCACTCTTTCCTTGTGACGACCCTCTACAATTCCTAGC